CGCGCCCAACTTTCTAATTATGAACTGTTGATGCTATTTTATAACGCTAATTTTGTTCATGGGAAGAAATTCATATTGTATGTCAATTTTTATGCAATAATGGATAATTTGCCAGTTGAGAAACTCATCTATAAAAAACACGTTGCATTTTGTGATAAAGAGGCATGGGGTGAAAATTATGATGCGTTAAAATATCACCCCAAATTTCATGATGTTGAAAATTAATTATTCGTAATAATACTCCATTCCTTGCCTCTATCATCATGATATTTGGCTGTTTGCTGGGGAGACCTATGCCCCAGTAGTTTTTGGGTATCGATACCTTGAGCATCATAAAGGCGTTCAGCTAAAGACCGTTGTTCATGGAAAGTCGCTGGTGTGCCTTCCCCCCAATTTATTTCTGCTTTATCACGGGCCTTACTGAAATTCATTGTTATAGTGTTCGACTTCACCTGTGCACCTCGTTCTGCCATTGAGGTCGCCCGGAAGAAATGAACAAGGTATGGACTCACTGCATAGTCACGGCAACGCGCAACTACATCCCTCAAACTCCAGTCAATCGCATTAAGTTTCAGGGATAGAGGGATCGCTAGCTTGCTCCCCGTCTTCTCCTGAACGACATGCAGTTGGTCATCCCAAATATCGCTAAACTTCATGTTGGAAATATCTCCGAGGCGCTGACCCGTAACGAGCGCCAATAGCATTGCATTGCCCATGTATTGATGGCGGGCATCAGCTATCGCGAAAATCTTTTGCCATTCGTCGAGGTTAAGACGTTGTCGGCTAATCCGCCGGCGCGGTTGTTTTGTAGCCAGAGCCGGGTTATAACCCGGCGGTACCTCGCCATAATGTTGGGCTTCCTTGAAAACATCGATCAAAACAGAGCGGATTACCTGGGCCATCCTCGGTTGACCTTCTGCAACGTAGGACTCCAGTATCTGGGCAACATCCCGAACATCGACAGTTGAAATCAATTTCATTCCTACACTCTCACGAAGTAGGGCTACTGGTTTAGCCTTTTGCTTATGAGTGTTCGGCCTGATATCACCATTCTCCAGTCTTTCATCCTGAATTTTCCAATAACGATCCAACCATGTATTCGTTAATATCGCTTTTCCTTTGCTGGTGGCGATCTTGTCACTTATAGCCAAAACCTGCCTAGTGCGCTGTTCAGCTAGTCGCGCATTAGCTTCTATTGCTATTGCTGTTGCTTCAGCCTCGTCAGTTCCTAGGCTGTGAAATTTACCAGTAACAGGATGCTTATAACGCCAGTAGATTTTATTTACCTTACGGCTATAGAGCGGATAAAGATTCGGTATCTTGACGTTGTTTTTACGTGGTCGAGCAGCCATCAGACAGTATCCTTTGAAGCATAGGCGAATCAGATTTTTTAATTACGGGCTGGGTTAAATTACCTGTAATCTCGGCATCTTCTCTCACCCGCCAATATCTCCCTTCTTTGGTGGCCGGGGGAGTGAACATGCTCTCTTTAGCGTATCGGCGTAAAGTATTCAGACTTGGAGGATTACTCCGGTATTTTTCCGCAGCCCATTCTTCTAAAGTCAGCATTTGAAGCATGTGATTTACCTCATAATGGCCCATATTCGGGCCATATTCTGAAATTAAAAAATCAGTGTTCTGTCAGACGCTGCCAGATTGCTGACACGTATTTGACCTGATGAAGCGCATCCGAAATAGCCTTGTGAGGTTCTCCCTCAAATGGGATCTCATAGCGAGGCTTGCAGCCTACGGCTTTACCCAACTCGACAATGGTTCTTACATCCCGGTTATTCCAGAACTTCCATGGGCAGGGGATCCCCACCCGGTCATAAGATGCTTCAAGCAGGACATTGTCATAGGTGGCACCATTCCCCCAGACCTGCACAGAATCAGGGCCGTTAGCCGCATTCTCGGCTATAAAATCATTTAGCTGCAGTAAGGCATCATCGAGCGGAATAGCATCATCCATCACTAACTCAGAACGAGCCTCAGGCGAAGCTTTAAGCCAGAATATTATCGTAGATGCATCCGGAACCCCGCCGCTGGCCATTGAAGATTCCAGGCTAATCACTTTGTAAAATTCCGATCCGGTATTACCTGTAGATGGATCAAAGAACACGGCCCCGATAGATACGACTGGCGAATCAGCCTTTTTACCAAACGCTTCAATGTCGACCATAAGGTGTGTATAGAGCATTTCAGGCCCGGCATAATTATGATGACCGGAATCATTATTTATGGCAGCTGTGCTGCTATAAGTTTCAATAGCGCTTGCGCCTGAGATAGTTTCTTCCGCGCCTTCTGATAAATGGAACCGTTCCGAAAACGGAACTGTTAATACAAACAGTGCCATTAACGGGACTGTTTCATGTGATAAGGGTACCAAAAAAGGGATTGTTAACAGTTCGGATTTTAATCAAAGAGTACCGTTTTTCCCTCTAAACAGTCCCAAAAACGGGACACGGAATCTACCAAGGAACCATAAAGATCTAAACCCCACACATAGAAAACTGATCGAACCAGTTATTCCTGATTATCCGAATCAACCAGGTATAGGAATTGGGCAACATCAGCCATTCGGCAAATTCAGGATGTTTGAAGACTGGAAGCCAACAACCGACTTTGCACGACAGGCAAACCTGTGGGGCATGCCGATCAAGGCGGGCATAAATATTGAAGCCGAGCTGAGCAGCTTCATCGCTTACTGGCAAGCCGAAGGGAAAGTGTTTCATCAAGTTCAGTGGGAGCAGAAGCTCGCTCGCCACCTGGATCGCGCAAAGGCTCTGAAAACACCTGAAATGGGAGGTACCGAGAATGCAACAGTTCGACCACAGCCAGCAGCATCCCGGGCTGTTCAACAGATACAGTCAGCACACGCAGAGTGGCGACGCCGGAACGGACTTGATGGCGACGGAGACAGCGTGGCGGTTATGGAAGGTGATGGGGGAAATCTTCTCAAACCGCTGGACGCAGAAGAATGGGGCAGAGCCAACGGCCCTCTGGATAGCTCAGATAGGTTCGATGACTGAGGGGCAGATCAAACTGGTCTGTCAGCAATGTATAGATCGTTGTGCAGAAGGTAATACATGGCCTCCCGATCTCGCTGAATTTGTTTCGCTGGTTTCAGAGAGTGGAGCCAATCCCTTCGGGTTGACATCTGAACGGGTCATGACGGAGTACCGTCGCTGGCGTAACGAGTCTTATCGTTTTTCGGGTAGTGACAAATATCCGTGGCCGCTGCCGGTGCTGTATCACATCTGCATCGAGATGCGAAGAACTGGCGTTGAGCGCCAGATGACTGAGGGGGAACTTAAAAAACTGGCTGAGAAGCTGTTAACCAAATGGGCGAAGCACGCAAGCAACGGGTTGTCGGTTCCACCAATCCGTCGCCAGCTTGCTGCACCGCAGCATCCGGCAGGGCCAACTCCGGCACAGCTGCTGATGGAAGAGTACAAGCGCCGCAAAGCGGCAGGTTTAACCAATTAATCGAGTATTGACCAATGACCAAACCATTAACCCAAAAAGAGCAGGTAGCGGTTTTTGTTCGTTACCAACCGAACTGTGCAGTTGGCGACGTTTCCGAGGCGCTTGATATGCATGGAGCCACCGCTGGGAAATTACTGAGAGAGTTAAGTGACGAAGGAATATTAAACCGAACTCGTAAAAGCGTTCAGTTTACTTATTCGGCCGCCCCTGATGCGAAAATTCCTGAGGTGGCCCTTCCGTGCATGGTTGAAAAAAGCGATCCGATCAGGATGCAGGCTGCCGAGCAAAAAGCGAAGGAGCTTGAGGCGAAGGGCCTGTGGCGACGTGCTGCAGCTGTGTATGCGGAAATGTTTGGGAGCGCCGGTAGTGCTGTTGAGGTTGCCCGTATTGCCAAGCGTCGCAAAGACTGCCTGCGCCAGGCGGGGAGGGCGTAAATGATGCTAATAAACACATATTGAGTTAATGAGATAATATTGGTGAATCCAGACTAACGATGCCGTAGAGAGGGTTAGCCTGATTCGGCCTAATATAGTTAAATATATGCATATCGCATGGCGGGGGGATTGACTAGTCAATTGTAATGGGTCATCTA